TCCCATCGTGCTACGCAAGGAATGGGATGGGGCCTCACGTAACCCGGATGTGGACACTTACCACAGACTGTTCAACGAGATCAGAAATAAATACTTTGTCGTTTCGATCGCAGACCTTGTCCCGGGTGTTGAGTGGATTATCGGTCCTCCTGCGAGTGCGGACGTTAAATTGCACGGAGGCGAATTAGACTTCGAGACAATGGCCGCTTTGTTCAAGCAGGCCGACCTGGTATTTTCGGGCGCAGGCTTTGCCCCAGTACTCGCACAGTCGGTGGGAACACGATGTGTTGTCGTGTACGGTGGGCGAGAGAGCTTTAAGACTACTGACATAGCAGGACAACACTTAGCCCCTACGTTGGGGATCGATCCAATCAAGACTTGCGACTGTCACTGGAATAAGCATGCTTGTGACAAGCGTATTGACTATCCGTCGGCTAAAGCGAAACTTCTGAACTTCATTAGTGTGCCAATGCGGGTACTCCTGTTCGGTACTACTTACGTTGACAGTGCCGATCGGGTAGCTTTGACCCAGCACTGGAGCGATGTTCATGATCATCTCAACCCTGATTGTGATCTTCTTCTTGTTGACTCGGCCTCTCCGATGGCGATACCGAAAGCTGATCGCGTCAAGACGGTGCAGTTCTCAGATAACATCGGTCATCTATCGCGAGGAGGAAGAGACGGTTGGGGTCGAGCGTTTTGCCGAGGACTTCAAGAAGCGATTGATGGGGGATATACCTACGTTGCTCACATCGAGGGAGACTCACTACTCAGACTTCCCATAATGCTGATCGTACAGCAGATGGAGACCAATGGTTGGGACGTTGTGTCAGTGCCTGTGAGGGGGATGAAGCGGGACCACGATGATTGGGTCGAGACCGGCCTAATGATCTTTCGGGTGAAGTACCTGGTAGACTCAAATTTCATCGCACGGTATGACTGGCCTCATCGCGAGGTGCGTCCAACACCCGAGGTTATTATAAAGAGGTTAGTCGCTGACCACCTAACTTTGATGCCATGGCGAGCTTTACGTGGTGACAAGAACCAAATCACGGGTGAGAACGTACTGTCGCTCAACCTAGACTGGGTGACGCATTGCCACAGCGACCAAGAAGTTTATCGTAAGTTTGCTGGAGAAATTCTAATGCAAGGGGCCATGGGATCACCATCAAAAATAAACTTGGGCTGTGGTGCTAATCGCTTGCAGGGATGGACGAACGTTGATCTTGAGGTAGACATCACTAAGTCGTTGCCCTACAACACTTCGTCTGCGAAATTCATTCTGGCCGAGCATGTGGTCGAGCATGTCTCCTACTACGAGGCGATCGAGTTCTTCAAGGAGTGCCGTCGAGTTCTTAAGCCGGATGGAGTGTTGCGTGTCTGTGTTCCCTCGGTCGAGAACGTGTGGAAACGATCGGACAGGGATTATATCAAGTTCACGACGAGGTGGCAGCCTGACCCGACTGTGCGAGGGGCTATGTACAATATTCTCTATTGTCATGGTCACAAATGCGCCTGGACGGCTTCGTTGCTAGAAGCCACACTCTTCTTTGCTGGGTTCAATCGCATCACGCCTTGCTATCCTAAGATGTCGAACCATCGCGAGCTGCGTGATGTTGATGGCCATGGGAAGCAGATCACCGATCGCTTCAATGACATCGAGTCAATCATATTCGAAGGCACTGACTGATGACCGATTTCTCGAGTCGCATTGACCGTCTAGCGAAACTTTTTAGTGCTCATGCCATAAATAGCGAGAGCAATGATCGACCCATCTTAGAACCCAAGGTGGGATCAGACGATTTATTTGTCGAGCCTGACGACCCATCGCCTGATCGTGAGTCGGTTGAGTTTCATAACCGGGAACGTTTTGCCAATCACTTCTCCTATGCTGATCCTTGGCAAGGCGTCATTGTAACTTATGACCCAGAAGGACGCTACAACTGTGGGCGTTGCAATCAAGCTGACTACTCCACGTGCTTACTAGTAAAGATCAAAAAACTTGATTTAGAGGCCGGGAGTTGTCGCGAATATGAGACCATTCGACGATATGATGCTGAAGCTCGACTCGCATTGTCTAAAGCGCAGAAAGACCCTGACGGTGCGCACTATGCGATTGCCGACAACGGTAAAGGCTACGGCTGTCATCGATGCCCCTATGCTAAGCCAGCGATCAGGCCCGATAGTTTGGGGCGAGAGCTATATTGTGGCAAAGGAGACTTTCGCGTGATCGGGACAGCCTGCTGCGAACTAAATGGAACCCCGGCACACTAAGGATTGAAGATGGGCATTGACTGGAATGGGGTAGTGTTGTCACCGCTGATGGATACGTTTTCCATTACGATGTTCTTTACTCCACTCAAATCTCAGCCTAGCCAGCCCGGGTTCTGGGGTCGAGGAGTATGGGAAGCGACACCGTACACAATCATTGAGGAGAACGCTTCACCTTTGACCACAACGATTTACAAGATTGGCTTGAGACTGTCCGAGTTCACTGTGCCTGTCATTCAAGGGGATCAGGTCACGATCGATGGTGACACCTACAAGTTGGACACTTTCGAGTTCGATGGTCAAGGCGGTGTTCGATGGGTAGTGAAGGCTGCAGCCGCAGGTCAGGAGACTCAGTATGGTCCTTAGTCTTCCCGTTCTTCCTCCCAATGTCGAATTCCCCGATACGCCCGATCGATCCGGAGTTCTGATACGAGATGCGGTGTTCAACCTGCTATCACCGCTCTCGCCCGATGTATACCTGACGGCGCGTAAGATAGGGATGCCGCCCCTGCAACCCGATCAACTGCCGGCATTGTCGGTGTTCATTCTTGGCGAGGATGGTCCAGCTTTGGGACAACCCAATATGGGCATCATCAAGTATCGTACCGATACGACAATAGCGATATCGGTCACCCGTGGGTTTAGTGACCCCATATACCTGCAGGGAGGTCTCGAGACCGACGTGCAATTTATCAAGGATACGTTGCTCACCAATGCCCAGTTCACTCGTCGCTGGTACGGTGCACTGTTTGAGTCCATTCCCTCGTATAAATCTCGCTATGTGTATGCGACTGAGGGTGAAGCCTACTTTGGTGAACTGAGACTCGAGATGGTCTTTCGATTTCCTGAGGTGTTCGTTCCCGACATTGAGGACGAACTTAAAGAGATCGACGTTACAGTCGAGTTTGGGGAGAACACGGGAGTGGACCTCCGTGCGAATTACTATCTGTGGTTACAACAGAATGGAATAAGTTCATGATGCTACTCGTCTTGCCCGGTAACGAGGAAATGTGCGAGCACTTGCGACACCCAGACCCCCAGGTCAGGAAGTTCGTTAACATGCACACCGAGATCGAGTGGCCAGCTGACGCGTTCACCTTCCGTCGAATTCAAGCCGGAGACATTACGCAAGTCGGGGAAGTCCCGGCTCCCCCCCTCAAGGTCAAAGGACCGTCGCGATATCCTCGCAAGAGGACACAGATCGCTATAAAACTGTAGGAGAATAAGATGCCGATTGAGTTCCAACAATTTCCCTCCTCTTGGCGGCTGCCTTTGTATTGGGTCGAGATCGACTCATCCAAGGCGGGTACCGGCACACTGAACCTGTCCGCATTGCTTGTAGGTCAGATGTCAGCCGGCTCTACGGCTGTCCCGAACATCCCGGTTAGTCCTGGGGACCTTGACACCGCTATCGCCTGGTTCGGTGAAGGCTCTATGTTGTCTGACATGTTTGCCACGTTCTTTGAAAACAACACCGCTCAAGAACTGTGGTGCATCCCAGTGTCAGACCCAGTAGGCGTTGCAGCCACAGGGACTATTCACGTCACTAACCCGCCATCCCAGGCGGGAACATTGGTACTCTTCATCGCAGGGCAACAAGTCCCTGTGGGCGTGGGTGCCTCGGACAGCGCTGCCACTGTCGCGGCCAATATCGTCACCGCTATCAACGAAACGACTACGCTTCCCGTCACTGCTGCACTCGGTGGCACTGGTGGCATCGTGGTCGAGATCACTTGTAAGTGGGTCGGCCTTACGGGCAACGACATCTCGATTGGTGACACGCTTCTCGGTGCACCTGGAGGCGAAGCATTGCCTATCGGCTTGACACTCTCTTATTCAGGCGTACTCGGTGGTGGGGTGACACCCGCAAACTTTGGGTACTTATCCGGTGGTACCGGCGTTCCCAGTTTCACCACAGCGATCGCCAATCTGGGCGACTCGGCCTACGAGTACGTCGCTCTTCCCTACACTGACTCGACCTCATTGCTTGCGTGGCAAACCGAGTATGGATTTACGTCGACTGGTCGATGGGGTTGGCTTCGACAACAGTACGGCCAAATCTACTCGGCCTTCCGTGGTATCTTCTCTGCCATTCTCACTTTTGGCGCTACTCAGAACGCGCCCGTGACCTCTATCATGGCCACTGAGCCCGCCGTGCCTTCTCCCATCTGGGAGGTATGTGCGGCGTACTGCGCTCAGGCGGCTATCGCCCTCACCAATGACCCGGCTCGACCGCTGCAGACTCTTGCGCTGCAAGGCGTCATGCCGGCTGCGAGGGCGTATCGCTTCCCCCTTACTGAAGCCAACATCTTGTCTTCGAACGGCATGGCAACTCAAGGCGTCAATCCTTCAGGCCTGATGGCAATTCTCAGGGAAACTACTACGTACCAGCTCAATGCGTTCGGCGCCCCCGACGACGCCTACACTGACATGACTACGCCAGCAACGCTCTCCAAGTTGCTACGTAATCAGAAGGCTGCGATCACTACCAAATTCCCGAGATACAAGCTCGCGGATGATGGTACGCTGTTCGGGCCAGGTCAAGCGATCGTCACTCCTTCGATCATCAAGGCCGAGATTGTGTCTGAGTATGCTCAGGACGAGTTCAACGGTTTGGTTGAAGACGCTCGAACATTCGCGCAGAACCTGATCGTTGAACGCGACTCAGTCAATCCCGATCGCGTCAACGTGCTGTACCCGCCCAATTTGATCGGCCAGCTTCGCATCTTCGCGGTGCTCGCTCAGTTCAGATTGCTCGGTACGCAACAGACGACAGTTCCTCAGAGCTAAGGTTAGGGGGAGCGAGCCTTCGGGACGGGTTTTAACCACCAGCCCTCTCGGTCACTTGCCCGGACTCGCTCTAGGTGACCGAGAACTAATTTTGTCTTTGGCGGCGATGCAAGAAGACAACCGGTTGTCAATCGCATCGGAAAGTCGCAGGCTCTTAAGACTGCAAGGTCTAATCCGACGGTGGTCGCGTCCCGTCCGCCAATTCAATTTTCTCTAACGAAAGAAGGAAATGAGACCATGACATTCGGCGCTCCCAACTTAATTGCGGGCATCGGCACCTTGACTGTTGACGGAGTGCAGATGGCCCTGCGTGCTAACATGACTGTGTCCCCGGACATGGTCGTTCGAGAAGGCATCGCAGGACAAGATCGCATCCACGGTTACCGCGAACTCCCACGAGTTCCCTACATCGAGGCTGAGCTGTCCCTACAGCAGTTTCAGAACGTCACCGACCTCGCCATCAATATCGTTGGCGATAGTACTGTGGTCGCTCTCATGGCCGACGGCCGTACGTATCAGCTCAACGGTGCGTGGTATAAAGGCGAGACTGAAATTCAGTCCCAGGAAGGCCAGTATCGAGTTCGCTTCGAGGGCTTGACCTGCTTCGAAATTCTCGCGACCACCGCTGCATAAATGAGCGGTGTCTTGGACAACCTGTTTGCTATTCTCTCTGAACTCAGAGTGGGTATGCAGTTCACAACACCATTGAACGAACTTGGTGGTTTTGATGTCGAGAAAGTTCGTAGCAAACTTTTGCCAAAGGAGTTTGCGGTCTATTCCAGGGTTTCAGATAACAAGATAACCTTCGCAAGGGTTAACTAAAAAAGGAGAGTAGTCATGGCAATACCGAGACCCACCGCTGACGCGGGGCCAGTTGAGAAGCCCCGAGTGCATCGTGTCGTGCAGCAACCCGTACAAGAACCTGACATCTTGAAGGAACAGACTGAGGCGATACAGC